TGCATTAGGTATGGATAAATCTCAATTGATGCAGGCTATTACAAAGATTAAGAAAAACGATATTTTAAAAAAATAGTATATGATAAGGTTAAAAGATTTACTAAATGAGGAAGATAAGCTACAACAACTTCCTACTGAAATCAAAAAACATTTCTTAGAAATAATTTCTACATTTGGCCAATTCGGTGAACAAATGAATAGAAAATCCGATATTAGAACTATTGCAGAAACATTAGGTGGAATTGCCGATGCAGCACAAGAATACACTTTGAGAGAAGGTGGTGATTGGTTTGATAGAGTTACTATTAAACGTAATATGAAAGAATTGAAAGCATTGCATGAGAAGTTCCAAAAGGAATCAATGGAAGCAAAAGCACAAGAACAAAGAATGGAAGCACTATATGAAGATATGGGGCACGTATTAAATAGATACTTCGAAATAGTAGATGTATCTGAAGATGTTATGAAACAAAGATTGGGTTTAAAAGAATGTAAAACTTGCAAATAATGGAAGAATTAGCATCATTATTATTACAAAGTAGAACACAAGCTCATTCATTTCATTGGGGAGTAAAGGGAGTTGGAGCACATTCCGCACATTTAGCATTGGGTGAATATTATGATTCAATCATTGATTTAATTGATGGATTGGTTGAAGCATATCAAGGTAAAGAAGGTTTGATACAAGTTTCGGGTATTGGAGTTTTAGATAAAAATAATGATATTAAAAATATTATTAAGTATTTTGAAACACTTTGTAATATGGTTGCAAAACTAAGAACAAATCCAAAATTACAAGATAGTTGGATTCAAAACGATATAGATACAGTAGTATCACTTTTATATAAAACTAAATATAAATTAGTAAACCATCAATAAAAATTATGTTAATTATTGATGTAAAAGATGGAAACATCGAAAGAGCTTTAAAAGTTTACAAAAATAAAGTAAAAAGTGTTAAGCAAATAGAACAACTTAGAAGTAGAAAGGAGTTTGAAAAATCTTCCGTAACTAAGAGAATTCAGAAGCTAAAAGCAGTACATAAAGAGAAATTACAAAATTATTTTAATAAAAATAGTTGATTTCTTTAGTTTTCTAAAAAATTTATATATTTATTTCTGAATATCCTATCTTATATAGGATTTTTTTATTACAATTCGTTGGTTAATGAATACCCTTCTCTATAAGGCGTGAACGAACAACCAGCAAAATATCATTGAAGTTCCACAATTACAATAACTTCACAGGAACAAAAATCATTTAAAAATGGCAAATTCAAAATTATTGAAAGAAGCAATCGCCGATGCTAAAGCGGTTAAAGAAACTGCATTAGCTAACGCAAAGCTTGCTTTAGAAGAAGCCTTTACACCAAGACTACAGTCTATGTTAACTCAAAAGTTAAGAGCTGAAGCTGAAATGGAAGGCGACGAAGAGCAAGTAGATGAAGAATTAGATTCAACAGGAATCGGTTCTTCTACATCTGTACCATCTTTAGATGCTGATACCGAATTTGAAGCCGGTTCAACTGAAACAACATCTGGTGAGCCAGGTGCACAAGTTGACGACTACAAAAAAGTAGCAGACATCAACGAAGAAGATGAGTATGGTATGGAATCAGAACCATCTGAAAAAGATGCCGAAATCGCTGAATTAAAAGCGAGATTAGCAGAATTAGAAGGTGAAGAAGGTTCTGAAGAAGAAAATCCTTTCGCAGCAGCAGAAGGTGAAGATGAAATGGGTATGGATGACATGGGCATGGATTCTGAAATGGGTGGTGATTCAATGGACATGGGCGCTGAAGAGGAATCTGAAGATGACATGGACTTAGAAGCAATCATCAGAGAATTAGAAGCTCAATTAGGAGATGACGAAGAAGGTTCTGAAGAAGCACCTGCAGAAGAAAATCCATTCGCAGCTAATGAAAATTTAGCAGATGGTTCTGAAGCTGGTACTGACAAAGGAGAAACACCTAAAGTAGTTGTAACTAACGAAGCTGAAGGAGAATCAGATGAAGTTGACTTAGAAGAAATTTTAAGAGAAATGGAAGCTGACATGAAAGGTGATGAAGAGAAAATGGACGAAGCTGAAGAATCAGAAAAAGAAGCTGAATTAGAAGAAGCGTACACTACTATCAAATCATTACAAAGAACTATCAACGAAGTAAATTTGTTAAACGCAAAATTATTATTCGCTAACAAATTGTTCAGAGCTCATAATATGACTAACGAACAAAAAATTAAAGTTATCGAAACTTTAGATAGAACAAAATCGGTAAGAGAGGTTAAATTGGTATTCTCTACATTAGCAGAGAACTTCAAATATACTTCAATTAACAAAAACGCTAAGAAAACAATCAAAGAAGGAATCGCTAGTAAAGTAGTTAAATCTACTAAGCCAGCAGTAGCTAGAACAGTAATTTCTGAATCAACTCAAATTTCTGATAGATTTAAAAAATTAGCAGGTATTATTAAATAATTAACAAAAAAATAAATTAATCCAAAATGGACTTAAAAAAATTAATGAACGGCGCAAACCCACAAAGCGTAATGCTTGAGCAAACTCGTGGTTTGAAAGCTAAATGGGAAAAAACAGGTTTGTTAGAGAACGCAGGTTCTGATACAAACAAGCATGGTATGGCAGTAATGTTAGAAAACCAAGCAAAACAATTATTAGATGAGGCAACTCGTACTGGTACTTCTTCAGGTTCTGAAGAGTGGGCAGGTGTAGCGTTACCTTTAGTAAGAAGAATCTTCGGTTCTATCGCAGCTAAAGAATTCGTTTCTGTTCAACCAATGAACTTACCTTCAGGTCTTATTTTCTACATGGACTTCAAATATGGTACAAACGTAGCAGGTAACCCAGACTTTAACGGTAACTCATTATTCGGTAATGGTGGAACTTTCGGTAAAGATTCACAATCTCCAGCAGGTAACAAATTAGGTTCAACTCAAGTAGCTGAAGGTGGTTTGTATGGTGCAGGTAGATTTGGATACACAATCAATAACGCTACTTCAGCTTCTAATGCAACTGTTGCATCAGCATCTTTAGCAGATATTGATTACGATTTATCTAACTCTACTGTTTCTGCTTCTTATGCAGCTAACACTTTAAAGAAAGTATCTATCGCATTACCTGGTGATTCAGATTTCCAAGGTATTAGAGCATTTGAATTAGCATTGTCTTCTTCAACAGGAGCACAAACATTCTTCCCTCAATACACTACTAAGAATGGTAACAACGTAGAATTCGTTGGAACTGTAACTGGTACAGGTTCAGCAGGAGCTAACTTCTCTACTTTATACTACCATGTAGCACCAACTGATATCTCTCGTGGTGACTTCGAAGATAAAGGTTCTAACTTAGCAATCCCAGAGATTGAATTAGAATTGAAATCAGAACCAATTGTTGCTAAGACTCGTAAGTTAAAAGCAATTTGGACTCCTGAATTGGCACAAGATTTGAACGCATATCACTCTGTAGATGCAGAAGCTGAATTGACTCAAATGTTAAGTGAGTACATCTCTTTAGAAATCGACTTAGAAATCTTAGAAATGTTACAACAAAACGCTTTCACAACTGAATATTGGTCAGCAAAAGTTGGATACGATTGGAATGGCGCTGGATTCTCTATTGATTCTAACGCAGCTGCAGCAAGTGCATACCAAAAGAACACTTGGTTCCAGACTTTAGGTATTAAATTACAAAAAGTTTCTAATAAGATTCACCAATTGACTATGAGAGGTGGAGCAAACTTCGTAGTATGTTCTCCAAACGTAGCAACTATCTTAGAATCAATGAACGGATTTTCTGCTAACCCAGGCAAAGATGCAACAACATTCTCTGCAGGTGTTACTAATATCGGTTCTATCTCTAATAGATACGATGTTTACAAAAACCCTTATATGACTGAGAACGTAATGTTAATGGGCTTCAAAGGTTCTAACTTCTTCGAAACAGGAGCAGTTTACGCACCTTATGTACCATTGATTATGACTCCTTTAGTGTACGACCCAACTAACTTCACGCCAAGACGTGGTGTTATGACTCGTTACGCTAAGAAAATAGTAAGACCAGAATTCTACGGTAAAGTAGTAATTGATGGTTTAGAAACTCTTTAATCTTAACGGATTAGAGTAATAAAACTTAAAAGGGAGGATAGAAATATCCTCTCTTTTTTTATGCTTTAAAATTATTTATATATTTATATAAGAACAATTCAAAACAAATTAAAAATGGCATATCCAGAAAAACTTTATTCAATAGTAGGTGAAACAGGAAACACTCTTAATACTGTATTCGTAGGAACAGGCAGTATTTCACAATTAGGTACAACCATCGTAAGTGGTTCATCGTATCAAACGGTTGCATCATATACTTACGCACCACAATTGGAGTATTCAAAAATTATTGTTGAATATAATTCTCAATATTATATAAGTGGTTCTGGCAATGATAGTTGGTATGCAAATGTAACGGTTGATGATGTGGAAGTATCTCAAACTTATTTAAATTTAGTATCAGGTTCAGGAAATTTCGGAGCTGCAAGAACTGGTAATTTATTTCCAATCGTAGGAGCATATGATAATTCAACTACTTTAAACAAAACAATTTTAGTTAGAGTTAAAAGAGGAACATCTGATGATAATTTAGAAGTATATGGTAATATTGGAACTTCTTTAAAAATTACAGAAATAGGAGTACAATAAAATAGACTTACAATAAAGAAAAGGGGAGAGTAGAAATATCTCCTCTTTTTTTTGTGATTAGATAAATTATTTATATTTATATTATATAAACCCACTATAATATAACAATGGAACAAAGATACGCAGCTTTTGAAAGAGCCAAAGAATATACCAAACTATACACATTAGAAGCTAATGATGAATTCATAGTAAAACAAGAAGATGGGTATTTGGGATATATTTCAGCAGAACAATTATCCTCTCATTTAGGTAGTGGTAATACTTCATCTGGAAGTAATATCGATACTTTGGGTGGAACTATGGTTAGAACTTTATATACAAAAGATATTGATACATCTTATATATCAGGTTCTACAAATACTGATTTTTTTAGCGGAAGTTTGAGTTGGGGTTCACGTGCTTTACCACAATCATTTTTTGATGATTCCGTAAACTATGTAGGAAAAATTTTACATTTTAGAACAGTTGGTAAATTTGCATCTGGTGGTAGTGACCATACTAGTGGTTCATTTCGTTTACAAATTGGTGACCAGATACTTCCGGGTTCGGATTTGGGAAGACAAAAATTGGAGTTTTCCAAAAATCATCCATTTGAAATTATGGGAGAGGTAGTTATTAGTGGGGGAAACGTTACTACATGTTATGCTATAAAATATTGTGACCAGACGGGAGATTTAAAGGCAATGCCATTAGGAGATGTAATGGTTAGTGGAAGTTTTTCTACTTTAACTCCTGGTGATTTTAAAGTTGTGGTAAGTGGTAGTACTGATAGAAATATGAACTCATACTATTCATATTTTCAATTATTAAATTAATTATTATAATGTATAAATTAGAAAAGAGTGGTTAGAAATATCCACTCTTTTTTTATTCTTATATTTATATGTAAATATAATTGGATTAATATGTCTCAAAATTTAAAATGGACCGGTAGTGGTTCGGCTATATCAGGCTCAACACCATTTGGAATATACGATAATGATATCGATTTTAAAAACGATGGCCCAAAGACGGCTGGATGGTGTGCAACACGATTAGGATATCCCGTAGTTGATGTGGAATTGATTGATATACAATTTTATGCTTGTTTTGAGGAATCTACTTCTGAATACTCATCGCAAGTAAATCAATTTAATCTTAGAAATAACTTAGATATTTTAAGAGGACAAAAGAAACAAGCATTTGGTGGTAAAAGTAATTATTCACAAACATTGGTTGATGGTTCATTTTTACCAACCATAGTTCGTATGTCCCAACAATATGGTACATTAGCAGGAGTTGGTGGTAACACCGCTATTCAGAAAGCATATATTGATTTAGTTCCTGGTCAGCAAAAATATAATTTAATGAGTGCATCTGTAGATATAAATACAACTAACTCATTTCAAACTATATTTAGTGGTTCATCTACAATTGATGTAGTAAAAGTTTATCACGAGGCTACTCCGGCTATTCAAAGATTCTTTGACCCATATTCGGTTGGTGGACAGGGTACATTGAACTTATTAGATGAAATGGGATTTGGTTCATATTCACCAGCCGCACAATTCTTATTAATGCCACTTTATGAGGATGCATTGAGAGTTCAGGCAATTGAATTAAATGACCATATTAGAAAATCACACCATAGTTTTAATATTGTTAATAATATAATAGAAGTATTTCCTGTCCCAACCGGAGGAAACGCTCCAGATAGATTGTATTTTGATTACATGAGTAGAGATGAATTTGAGCACGATTCTCAAACGATTCAATCGGAATCACTTTCTGATTATTCTGATATTCCATATGATTTTATTCAATATGGTAATATAAATGATGTTGGTAAGCAGTGGATTAGAAAATATACATTAGCATTATCTAAAGAATTATTAGGTGCAATTAGAGAGAAATATTCATCTATTCCAATTCCAGATGCAGAAATTAGTTTAGATGGAGCAGCATTGAGAGCAGAGGCACAGGTGGAAAAAGATATGTTGATAACACAATTGAGAGAAAACTTAGAAGAATTGAGTAGGAAAAATGTGATGGAAAACAAAACACACGAATCTAATCATCAGCAAGAGATGTTAAGAAAAGTACCTTTACAAATATATGTAGGATAATATGCCAAAATTTATTTCAGAGAGAGATGTAGCTTTTTTCAAAGGATTAGCTAGAGAAGTAGTAGATGATGTAATACAAAATGCTATTGTTTTATTTAAAATAAACTTAAATGAAACGAGAATAAATTTGTATGGAGAATCTATTAATAAAACTTGGCACGCCGGCGTTGAATTATATGCATTGATTAATAAAGAAGTTGAAACTTCTGCATATGAAGGATTTGGCTCAAATACAATGCAAAATATAGAATTTAGATTAGATAGATGGATGTTAGAAGAAAAGAACTTATATCCAGAAATTGGTGATATAATTTTCTTTGATAAATCTTATTATGAAATAGATAATACAAATGAAGTACAATTTGTTGGAGGACAAACGTATAATAACTTTAGTATAGTATGTTCTACATTTATGGTAAATTCATCAGCATTAAACATAGAAGAAAGAATTAATTAATATGTCTACAAATCCACTAAGACCCAATTTAAATAGGGCAAACGAAATAAAATCCGAAAAAGGGGATATTAAGAAAAGTGTAGGTCTTTTTGATATAGATTATGCCATGATGTCCTATTTGGAAGATACTGCTTTACCAAAATTAGATTATAATGGTAAATCGGTAAGTATTCCTGTTATATATGGCAATTCAGAAAGGTGGAAAGGCGCAAGAAGAGAGGGTATTTATAGAGATAGCAAAGGTAAAATTCAATTACCATTATTGATGATTAGAAGAACATCGATTGCAAAAGATGAAGCTATGCCTATGTTAAATAGACACGTTTCCTATCCAACTATAACAAAATATTCAAAAAATAATAGATACGATAGATTTACAGCATTGGGTGGTAGTACTCAACCAAAATACGAATTATTTAATATAGTAATGCCGGATTATGTAGAAGTTAATTACGAATGTATGGTTTGGACTGATTATACCGAACAACTTAATTCAGTAATCGAACAATTAAATTTTACATCATCATATTGGGGTGATAAAGAAAAGTTTAAATTTAGAACATCTGTTTCGGATTTTAATGTTATAAATGAAGTAGGTGAAGGAACTCAAAGAATTAATAGAGTTGAATTTACATTGAATGTGAAAGCATATTTACTTCCTGAAAAATTTGATGGAGAACTTACTACTAAAAAATCAATATCAACTAGAAAAGTTGTTATGTCAACTGAAGTAGATGTAACAAGTGGAAGTGGTAGATTGGAAGGATTACTCACAACTCCATCTCCATATTATGATAACAAAGATTTAATTGACTTTCTTTCAATAAATAATAGTAAAGTAGTTGCTGGAGGAATAGATTCTGCAACATTTACAAATATTAAATTAATACCCGCACCTGCTCAATTACAATCGGTAATATCGGCTGGATTATTAGTAAATGATGTAACATACGATGCTAAAATTTATATAAATGGTGTAAGATATTATCAAACCACACATTTTACAACAACATCATATACAAACAATACATTAACATTAACACTATTTCCAGGATTTTCAGTAGATAGTAATGATGAAATTATTATAACTGGTAAATTTCTAAACCTATAATGAAAAGAAGTTTAGTAGATATTACACAAAAATTATTTAGAAAACCAATAATGGCTGTTTTAACTCCTAAAGATTTAAATCATCCCGATTATTGGATATATGAAGCAACAGGTCATAGATTAGTAAGTATATTGAGAGAAATAGAATTGAGAGAATCGCAAGATAGATTATTGGTTTCAATCAATACACAAGGAATATCTCCGAAAGATTATATTGTTGAAGATGGTGGAAGTGGATTATTAATTAAATTTATAAAAACCAGATTTAATGGATTTGTTTTGGATGATTCTGATTATATTGAAATTCACGGAGATATAGAAAAATATGCTTAAACAATTTAACTCAAATGCCAGAAAATTAAATAGGATTATACCAAAAATCAATCCTAATAATTTGGTGTCTACGGATTTGAATAATTTAATAGATGATTATATAAATCAATCGGCATCTTTAAATAACAAATATTATGATGGTAGGGGTACAACTATAAATCCAATAGGAAATGAAGTAGCAACCACCGAATTTACAACCACAATTTACACAACAAGTTCTATTGAATTAAGTGTTGGTGAAACGTATGGAGGTGGTAAAATATTTAAAGTTGTTAGTGGTTCTTATACATTAATTGTTGATGTAAATAATTTAGGAGCAGCACAGTCACAATATATGCAAATCGCAACCGGAGCAACATCGACAACGGGTAGTGTAAATCAATCTTTAATATTAGCAAGAAGTGGTTCAACACCAAATGATTACAATTATTTATTACCTGGAAATGCGGCACATCAATTAGGAGGACAATATTATGGTTTGGATATGGAAGACCCTGCCGTAATGGCATATTCATCTTCAATTGGTGGTTATACTGATTGGTATATCCCATCTACAACTGAAATTGCATGGATAAATCAGGGAATACCTGGTAGAATATATGAAGGATTTGATACTGGTCAAAGATATTGGACATCTAACTATGCAGGTGCACCATATACATACTATGTTTCCGATGGCCAAGGTAGAACTAGCAGAATATTGGGTGAAGGTTCTAATGGTGGTTCAACTCAACATCCGGTTATTGCAATACGCAAAATAAATAGAAGTTATAGAGAAGTTTATAGTAGTACAGATGTTACCACATATGGTTCTGATTATTCACTATTACCTAATGAATTAAGTGCATCAATTGCATATACTTACACCCCATCATTGGATGTAAGAATACCTGCTAAATTTGGTGGTAGAACTCGTTCAAATCCAAATCCTATAAAACTTATAAATAATAAATCTAAAATTGATGATTTCCATTCAGAATTATTGGATTATAGTGCTAGAAAAGCAGAACGATATGTGGATGGGTTTGATAATGTAGCAAATACATTAACTATTAACAATGTAGTATTAGATTATGGAACGGAAGGAGCATCTCCAAATAATTTTGAAATATTAGTTTATGGTTTACATCTTCCAGGAAACTTTACAATTAAAGAAGTTGGAAATAATGTAGTAATAACTTTAAACGATAGGTATATAGATTTTGATAATGTAACTATTAATGATATTTATGTCATAGGAAAATTTAAATAAAAAAAATATAAACAATATGGCAAACTTAATAAGATTAAAACAAATAGAGAGTGGTTCTGCATTAACAAGTGCAGCAAATATCGGAACGGACATAAGTGGTTCAGTTATTGGTATCATTAGTTCATCTTTGAGTGGAGCATTATCTATACTTGCAACCGATGTAGAAGTTGCAGCAATAAGTGCATCAATCGCTGCAAGTATTAATATAGTAGCAACTGGGGTAGGGCTTGTAACAACCGCATCTTTTCACGCATACACCGCATCTTTAGGAGATACATTTGCAACTGATTTGGAAGTTTACCTTACTTCTTCGAACATTATAGACCAAGGGGAGTTTTAATTAATTAAAATTGATATTTATAAACAATAAAGTAAATTAAGAATAATATAGATGGCACAGTTAATACAACATAAAAGGGGTAGATTAGAAAGATTATCGGTAATTACGGGCTCTTTACAAAAAGGAGAAATCTTAATTGTAACCGGTTCATCTAATATAACCTCATCAAATGGTTCATCTATTCTATTTGCAGCAACCGAAAGTGGTTCGGTTCAAGCTA